GTTTGGCGATTAGCCCTTGATATTTTGGCTCGATAAACGGCGGTGGCGCATGGCCAGTTTTTTTACTTCAACTAATCGTGATTGTTTGTAGTTCGGGCGGGTGAGATGCGAACGAGAGCATGGCGCCGGTGGCAAAGGCATAAGATGAAACGGCGTGTTGCATCCTACTATCTCGGCTGGGCGGGCAGTAGCCCGCGGGCGCTGGGTGTGACGGCCCGTACCCGCACACTCTGCTCCTGCGTGATGTGCGGCAACCCGCGTAGGCATTTCGGCGAGCGGTCGGTGCAAGAACGGCGGTATTTGGGCACGTGAGGGCAGGGCGCTGTGGCACGGCAGAATGTACCAGATGAGGTGAAAGCGGCGGCCCTTGCTGATCTTGCCACAGGGGAACAGCCGGCTGATGTGGCGAAGCGGTACAAATTGAACAGGCAGACTGTCAAGGCATGGAAACAGCGATTAACCGAGGACATGCAACCGGTTGTGCAACCAGACATGCAACCGGCTGTGCGACCGGTACGCTCCCCTGCTGTAGAGGAGCGCTACCTAACCCTTGCTAACCTCATAGAGCAGAGCCTACGAGCGAAACTGATTGCCGTCCAGCGACTAGCCGAACATGCAACAAATGACGAGTGGTTACACAAACAAACAGCCGCCGACGTGGCAGAACTATTTGAATCTCTCGATCGATCTGCCACAGGTATCCTCGACCGCTTGGCCGCTGCCCACAGACCAGCAGAGTAGGGCTTCTGCCCAGCCGCGCGGGGGGGTGGGGCGCTGGGCGCCCCACCCGACGATCCAGGCGGTAGCCTACGATTGCGATGCCGATCAGATCGGCTATGGTGGAGCTGCTGGCGCAGGGAAGTCTGATCTCATCCTCGGTTTTGCAGGGATGAAACATCGGCGCTCCCTGATAATGCGGCGGGTGTTTCCGTCGCTCCGTGCTCTGATCGAGCGCAGTAGGGAGATATATAACGCTGATGGCTCTAGTCACGCAGATGATAGCTTTAATGAGCAACTCCATCGCTGGCGTCTGCATGATCGAGACTGTGAGCGGCTGATCGAGTTCGGCTCTTGTCAGTATGAGCAGGACTTGAAAAAGTGGCAAGGCCAGCCGCATGACTTGCTCGGTATTGATGAAGCAACCGAATGGCCGGAGCGCTTCATCCGTTTTCTCATGGCGTGGAACAGAACGAGCGATCCGGTTCAGCGATGCCGGCTGGTGCTCACCTTCAACCCGCCGATGGACGATGATGGCACCTGGATTATCGCCTTCTTTGCGCCCTGGCTAGACGAGCATTTCCCTGACCCTGCCGAGAGCGGGGAAGTGCGCTATGTGGTACGGGTAGACGATCGTGATAGGTTCTTTCGGTCGGTTGAGGCTATACCAGAGGACCAGCGTATTCATGCGAAGACGCGCACGTTTATTCGTGCTTCGTTGGCCGATAACCCCATCCTGGAGGCGACGGGTTACGGTGCGACGATCGATGCGCTGCCCGAGCCGCTCCGCTCGCTCCTCAAAGGCAACTTTGCCGCCGCTCGCATCGCAGACCCTTGGCAGGTAATCCCCGCGGTGTGGGTCAGAGCGGCGCAGCAGCGTTGGCGAGAGAGAAAGAAGCCCGATGTGCCCTTGCAAGCGGTCGGCGTTGATCCGTCGCGCGGCGGCGATGACGATGCGGCGATCGTGCGCCTACACGGCAACTGGTGTGCTGAAATCGAGACGTACCCCGGTGCTGCTGTCCCGGACGGCCCGACCGGCGCGGCGCTGGTGCTGCCGTATGCTGGTGATGGTGTTGCGGTCGGTGTGGACGTGATCGGTATCGGCTCATCATGGTACGATAGCCTGATTGCGGCGGATGTCGCCGCGTTGGCAATTAACAACAGCGAGGGGGCGGGGGATGCGCGCGATCGGAGCGGGCGTTTTAAGTTCAGGAATGTGCGCGCCGCCTCCTATTGGGCATTGCGCGAGGCGCTTGACCCTGAACATGGCGACGATCTAGCGCTGCCTGACGACCCAGAACTACGCGCTGATCTTTGTGCGCCGCGCTTCAAGGTGACGACTGCGGGTATTCAGATCGAAGAGAAAGACGAGATCAAGAAGCGGATCGGCCGCTCGCCAAATAAAGGTGACGCTCTGGTACTCGCGCATTGGGCGCTCCTTCAGGGCGTCTATGAGCCGGGGATATAGCCTATGTATCCAGATGCGACAACCCTTAACCGCGCGATCAACGGCAAGGCTGCGGCGCCTGTCGATGGCGAAAAGGGCCTGAGCGTTTCGCTCGAACCAAACGACTTCGTCACCGAGATCCGCGACTACCGCCAGCCGCGCTATCCTGATTCGGACACGGCATCGGCACAGGAGGCCCAGCGGCGCAACGAACTCGTCTTTGCCTGCGTGGAGGTCAAGGCGACCAGCGCGCAAGGGCCCAGGCTTATTGTCCAAGAGGCGAAGGCAAGCAAGGGGAAAACGACATGGGAAGAGGTACCCGGCCATCCCATGCGGCAGCTGCTCATGCGGCCGAACCCCGATATGACCGAGGCTGATCTCATGCAGGCCGCGATCGTCAGTTGGGACGTGAGTAATCCCCGCCGCTTCTATGCCGAGAAGGAGTTTACCGGCGGCCTCCTAACTGCCCTCCACCCGCTCAACCCTGTCTACGTCCGTCCGCTGATGAGCCAGGCCAATACACGCAATCAGATCGGCTATGTGTGGAGTGACGGGGTAGAGCGCAAGGAATACGCCTTTGAGGACATCCTTGTGAGGAAGGCCCCTGCCTGGTACGACCCCCCACCCATTGTGGCAGCGATGGGGAATATCGATCTCGATACAGGGCAAACGGATCACATCCGTGCCTTCTTCGCCAATGGCGGTATCCCGCCGGGCCTCCTCAAATATAAAAACATGAAGCTGCGCAAGGAGCAACGTGACGAGGTGCGTGAGCAGTGGCGCTCAACCTACGGCGCGGCCTTTGGCCGGCAGCATGACATTGGTGTGCTGGACGGCGAAGTGGAGTATCAGGACATCGGCGCGAACCTGGATAAGCTCGTCAGCCCAACGCTGACCATGCGCAGCGAAGCCCGCATCTGCATGGCCTTCGGCGTCCCCCCCTTGATCGTCTATGCCTATGTCGGCCTCCTCCGTGCGACATACTCCAACCTCAAGGAAGCGTGGCGCGGGTTCTGGGACCATCCGATGTGGCCGCAGTTCTGCGAGTGGCGCGAGTTCTTCCTGTATCACCTGCTGACCGAGTTCGAGGAAGAGCGCGACATTCGAGCGGAGCGGGTAAGGTTGTTCTACGATATGTCCGCTGTGGCGGCGTTCCAAGAAGATGTTGACGCGGTGCAAGCCCGAGCTGAGAAAGCATGGCGCGCGGGGGGGATGACCAGGGCAGAATACAAGCAGGCGCTTGGACTACAGCCGGACGCGAACGATAATTTCTATATCCTGCCGGCGGGGGCGACGGTGGTACAGGCTGGGGCGATGCCAGGGGCCGAGTCCCCACCGAAGCAGTACCAGAACGGACGGGAGAGGGTTGAAGTAGGGTAATGACAAAAAAACACGATCATACAATCGACGTAGTATCTTTCACTGGCAAGAGTGCCATTGCTATGTCTGATGCAATCGCAGGCGCGAGGGCCGAACTGGATGCGTGGTATGCACAGCAGGATACGTTGTTCTTCTCCGATGGGCAGTCAATTTTTCAGGCCAGCACTGCCGCGTATGAGGCGGCAAATGAGTTCGTTTTCATCATTACGATGTTTCGTATGTCGTGGAGAAGCGCTGTTGTATACGGGGGCATGGGGTGAGTAAGTTTGTCTGTGTTGAGATAGTCCATTTTGGGCTAGATGAAATGCCCGTTGTTTTGGAGCGGCTCGCCGCCCTGAAACGGCTCGCCACATTCATTGCAGAGTACCCCACGCTACCCAACTTCCCCCATCGCCGGTATGGGATCAAGAGCCGGTATAAAGGCAAGGTTCGCTTTGGATGAGCAACTGCGGTGCTACATCATCACGGGGCAGGGCGTATGGCTCTACGCTTACGCTGTTGTGTTTGCGGTAGATGAGGCTATGGCGCGTCAAGAGGCAATCGCGTTGTTTCACGAGCGGGGCTTAATGAAGAACACATCTCCAGCCGATCTGACCGTGCGCGAGATACCGAACCATGGCGCTCACCTTGTATGGGACGGGGACTACTAACATGACGCAGCGCATTGACAACCGTGGTACAATAGAGCAGCCTATTCTAATCGAGTTGCGCGGGCGATCGGGCAAGCTCTATGGGATGCTCGATTGCCAGTCCCTCATCATCGAGTTCAAGGCGCAGCGCAGGGGTAGTGGGTCAGTTGTCGAGCGAGAGCAGGTTGACCTAAAACCCTACTTAGAGGCGGCGAAGCATGACCGAGCGCGATCTTGAACTCAAGTTGAGGCCGAGTGATGGCTGAATGCGACTTCGAGAAGGAATTACACGGCAGGATCTGTGACATCCTGAGAGCGCAACGAAGCGGACAATCGGAGTCCAAGATCAAACGCGTTGCTGATGCGCTGCTGCCGGAAATCCAGGAGATGATCGCCGTTATTGTAACGGCGGCGAACGCTGAAGACTACGCCCTGCTCGATCCAAATGTTCAACTGGGGACCGTTAACCTGACCTAACACGGTAACAGCCCAATACACCTAGAGCGCCTAGAGCGCCCCTTGCGTCAATTGACGCGACGGGCGCTTTTTTATGTTCAAAAGGAAACGCCATGCCACTTGAGTACAAATCCATGAAGGCCGTCACGATGGGGATCGAGGACCGCACCGTTACCGGCGTCTTCTGTGTGCATGGCAACGTGGATGACGGCGATGGTTGGTCGAGTCGCGATCGATCCCACCCCGGCCTCTTTGGAGACTTCACGGTTGACGGCCGCAAGCGCGCCGTCTTCCTCTGGCAACACCGGAGCATGGACCCGCCTACGGCAACGATCGATCGCCTGTTCGAGATCGCTGCCGCCGATCTCCCTGCCGCGGTCAAGCTCTACGCGCCAGACACGACGGGCGGCGTTGCTGTCGCACGAACCTACCTCGACACACCGCGCGGCAATGAGGTGCTCGCCGCACTCAAGGGCGGCGCTGTCTCCGAGATGAGCTACGCCTATGAGGTCAAGCGCTGGGATATTGAGGAACAGGAAGACGGCGCGCTGCCGATCCGCAATATCTACCAGGCCGATCTCTACGACATCTCGGATGTCAACTGGGGAATGAACCCCGCAACATCAGCGGACGGGACGAAAGCCCAGCCGTTGCATATGCAGCACGCGATGGTGCTGGCCGCCGTCGCGGACTATACCCGACGCTACAAGCAGCTCTCCGAATTGCGGGCCAAAGAGGGGCGGGTGCTGAGTGGCGAGAACCGTAAGCGGATCGAGGATGCGGTCAAGGCGTTAGCAGACGCTTCTACTGCCCTTTCCGATCTCCTTGCAGCCACCGAACCGAAACAGCAGCCCGATCGCGATGCCGTGCGCCGGCTCTACATGGAGACGCAGCGCACGCTCGCCCGCATCAACGGAGTACAAGCGTGAAGAAGAAATACGAACTTCAGGAGGAACTGAACGCCAAGCGCGATCAGCTCCATGCCATCTTCCAGGAGGCCGGTGACGATCTCGACTTTGAGAAGATTAAGACGATCGAAGGCACTACTGAAGAGAAAGCGACCGAGATTCGCCGCCGCAATGACGAGCTGACCGCACTCGGCAAGCAGCTAGAGCAAGCGGTCGAGATGGAGCGGATCGCTCAGACAGCGAAGCAGCAGCACGCCCCCACTCAGCGCGAGATGGAGCGCCAGGCCGGCCCCCAGCAGCAAGAGGAGCCTGCCAAGACTCTCGGCGATCAGTTCGTTGAGATGGAAGGCTACAAGCAGACGCGCGGCCAGCCCAGTCGCAAGATGGGCGTTGAGGTGCCCGACTTCGACCTGACGACCTTCATCAAAGAGCGCGCCCAGGGCGGGGGTCTCAAGACAACCATGACCACGGCTGCGGGCTTCTCCGCGCCGAACCCGCGCGGCAGCTATGTCACCCTCTCAGCGCAGCGCCGTCCCGTCGTTGCCGATCTGATCCCCCAGGACACCACAACCCTCTCCGTCATCAAGTACATGGAGGAAACCACCTTCACGAACGCGACGGCGAGCGTGGCTGAAGGCGGCCCCAAGCCCGAGGTTGCGCTAGCCTTCGCGGAGCGCTCGCAGAACGTCGAAAAGATTGCCGGGTTCCTGCCCGTCACCGACGAACAACTTGACGACATCCCCGGCATCCGCTCGATCATCGACAACCGCCTCACCCTGATGCTGATGCTGACCGAGGAAAGCCAGCTCTTGACGGGCACGGGGACCCCCCCTGAACTGCAAGGCTTCCTCACCAAAACAGGGGTCCAAACCCAGGCGAAGGGTGGCGACGCGACGCCGGACGCCGTGTACAAGGCGATGACGAAGGTGCGGTATACCGCCTTCGCGGACCCCACCGGCATCATCTTCCACCCAAACGACTGGCAGGATATTCGCCTCCTCCGGACCGTGGACGGTATCTACATCTGGGGCAGCCCTGCCGACGCCGGCCCGGAGCGTATCTGGGGCCTGCCGATTATCCAGACGACGGCACAGACCGAGAACACCGCGCTGGTCGGCGACTTCGTGATGTTCAGCCACATTTCGCGCAAGATGGGCATTCGGATCGATGTGGGCTGGATCAACGCGCAGTTCACGAGCAACCTGCAAACGATCAGGATCGAGGAAAGACTCTCGCTCGAAATTTACCGGGCGGCGGCGTTCTGCAAGGTCACAGGGATCTGACGAGGACATTACCCCAGTGGAGCGGCCATTGCCGCAGTACGACAACATCACCGCTCCACCTGGGCAGTCACAATATACCACAGGAGTGATCTCTATGCCAATCATTGAGGGGTCCATCCCACGCGGCCAGCCGCAGGGCCGGCCAGGGGTCGAATACTACGTTGACGCGACGAACGGCTCAGACAGCGGCGGCGGCACAAGCTGGGACACCGCGTTTCTGACCATGGCGCATGCCTTCACGGTCATCGCCAGCGGCGACTCGATCGCGTTCGTCGGCAAGATCAGGGAGCAACTGACCACGCCGGTACAGGTATTCGACGTGCGGATACGCGGCGGGGGGCAGCGTCCGCGCCATGCCGACGCCGCGCCCGTGCCGACCGGCGGCCCCAGCGCGTCGACCTGGACCACGCCCGTATCTCCTACCGCCGCGACGCCGCTGCTGAAAATACTCCAGCAGGGCTGGCGTCTGGAGAACTTCGTGATGGCCGGCCCAACGGACGCTGCCTGCGTGCTGCTGTTTCGCGACGGCGGGGCGGGCGACCTGGAGCGGGACGCCAGCCATTTTGAGGCGAGCAATATCCGCTTCGCCTCGGGCCGCGATGGCGTCGAGCAATCGGGCGGCTGCTATAACGTCGCTATCTCCGATTGCAGCTTTCACGATCTCACCGGTATCTGCGTGAAGCATACGGCCGGGGCGGGCATTGCCGCACCGTATCGCTGGCAGCTCCACCGCAACCGCTTCAACAAGTGCGCGGCGTGGATGACCGCGCTGACCGGCAATACCTGGGAAGTCCATGATAACGTGGTGAATCAGATCACCGCGCCGGGCTGGAACACCTCGGGCGGGATCGGCTTCAACACCATCCTACGCAATGCGTTCGATATTGCCGCCGCGGACTTCGATCCGGTCGGCGGCTTCACCGGCCATGCAACCGATGTCTGGTCGAATTACCTGAAGGACGCGATCGAGACCGGCCTGCCGGCGAATTAGGAGGGGGCGTCATGCCATATATCCACGAAGGCGAGGACCTCTACCTCGCCGCCGATCAGGAAACCGTTGTCAAAGAAAACGACCCGCGCGCGGCCTATGTGCTGGTCGTTAGGGGCGGCACGCTGCCCGATGACATTGCCGAAAAGCACGGGTTGACCGGAGCGAAGGCGAAGGGCGGCGCGCCAGCGAATAAGCTGCGGGTGGGGATGGTTGAAGACAAGGCCGAACTCCAGCAGCGCACGCTCGCGCCCGGTGAGCGGCTAGAGGCGGGGGAACTGCCGCCCGACTCCGAGGCAACCGATGTCGAGTTCACCCCCGCCCCTGCATTCGAGGAAGCGCTGAACGAAGAGAAACCGAAGCGCAAGAAGGGGTAGGGAAGTGCGTAGTTGATGCGCGGCGGGCGGGAGTCGCACCCGCTAGCCCGTCTGAGGGGCCCCGCAAAGGGAGGTTTCGCACTCATCTCGCCGCCGCGCTTCGGTTCTAAGTATAGCATAGGTTTATGAGTTACGCCACCGTCGCACAACTGAGGGAGTATTTGCCGCAAGTCCCTGAGTTCGGCCGGCAGATGATCACGATCACCGGCGCACCCACGGGCGGAACGTTCACGCTGTCCTATGAGGGGGTAGCGAGTGCGGCGCTGGCGTATAACGCTACAGCGACGGCGGTACAGACCGCACTCCGGGCCGTTACCGGCATTGGTGCGGCGGGTGTCAATGTCAAGGGGCGGCCCGGTAGCCCCTTGACGGCGGATTTCCTTGGCACACTCGCGACGGATGCGGGGCCGCTCACGCTTGGTACGAATAGCCTGAGTGGGGGCACCTCACCAAGCGTCACGATCGCGCCGGCGACCGATGTCCTGCTCCAGAATTGCCTTGATCGTGCGACGGATATTGTCGGGAATGCGCTGCGGGCCCTCTTAGGGGACCCGACCTTCGACTATGCCGCCTATGGCGTGGCGTCAACCAAGATCGTCAGGGGGCATACGGGGCAGTATATGGCGCTGCCGGCACACCAGGCGGGCAGTGTCACCCTGGTCGAATATCAGAGCGGCACGAACCCCGCAACCTATACAGCACTCACAGATCAGTGGGTGGAGGAAGGGGGGATGTTATGGCGATCGTACAACTGGCTTAGTAGCTATGGACAGCGCTACCGTGTTACCGCGGTCTGGGGCTATGGGCCAGTGCCGGACGCCATCGAAGAACTCACGATCGAGCTCGCGGTGAACATCTGGCGAAGCAGGGACAAGGGCGGCTTTACGGAGGTCGTCGGCGTGGAAGGTTCGGGCGGCATCCGTGCGATCGCCGGCCTGAACAAGCAACAGGTCATGATCCTGGAGAACATCAGGGATCAACTCTATCAGGTAGCGGTGTAGAGGAGCCATCATGGCCTTTACAAACGACTTCGCCGGCCGGCAGCGCTTGGCATTCGATACCGTCTTTATCAGTCGGGTGCAACACGCCATGCTGAAGGCCGCGATCAATGTGCAAGCTGAAGCAAGCAACACGACGAACCACACCAACCGATCCGGCTACGCCCATGCGGTCCTGAACGACCCCAACCGCTATGGGCCGTTGTTTGCACAGGGGGTCGTGACGAACGCCTCGATTACAGACACATCCACAGACAGCGATATCGAGTTCACGGTCAACTCGCTATGGGATGCCTACGCCGGAGTGCTGGCATGACAATCTTGAAGAGCATCCTCCTGGAAAACGGCACGTTGACCGATGCGACGGATGGGTTTGACTCGGCGCTGGGCACGCCAACACGGGATACGGGATCAGCCCTGAAGGGTACGGCCTCCATGCGCTGTACGGCGGTCGGCGACTTCGGCAGGGAGGATGTCACCGCAAGCGATACGATCTACGTCTCGGCCTATCTCAAGTTTACAACGCTCCCAGCGTCAACCCAGGCTCGCCTCCTGTTCATTCGCGCGACGACAACAGCGCTCTGTAGCCTGCGTGTCACCAGCACGGGCAAGATGCAGCTCCGGGACGCCGGCAGTACGCAGGTAGGAAGTGACAGCGCGACGACAATCACGACGGGCAATCCCTTTCGTGTAGGGCTGCGCTATACCAAAGGCACCGGCGCCAACGCCGTCCTTGAAGCCTACGTCGTCGCGGGCGATAGCGCGTTCGGCGCGGCCTTCGCTTCCTCTACCGCCGACACGGGCACGGCACAGGCCAACCGCGTGGAGATCGGGCAGGGGTCGAGCGGGACGGTTTGCGATGTCTACGTTGACGATGTGAAGATCGATGACGCATCGATGCCCGGTCCCTCGGTTGTGGGTGGGGGCGCGATGCTGGTGCATCCTGGGATGGCGGGCGGGGTCCATACGCGCGCAGGTGGAATGCGGGGGTAGATCGTGGCGAAGTTGAGTCTGGTCAAGGGCACAACCTCATACCGTTCC